GAAGAAACGTAAGAAAACAACGAAGAAACGGATAATATGCCAACACTTAAGGAAAAACTAGAAATGGCTAAAGCAGAAGGAGCCCGAAGAATGGGTCTTACTGATGCAGAAACAGTTGCAGTTGAAGAAAAGCCGAAGAAAGCAGCAAAGAAATCTACTGCTAAAAAGCCTGCTGCTAAAAAAGAAACAAAAAAATCAACAACTAAAAAACCAAAGAAAAATGGCTGAAATGGGAATGTCAGGAATTGGTGATGGTAGAGTGAAATATGCCATCAGAAAATTCAAAGGCAAAATGAAAATGAAGGCTCAATCAAGACGTATTGGCCGTATGCAGAAAGAAAAGATGCGCGAAGAGAAAAGAGCTAATCGTCCTAGTCTTATCGCTTCTCCACAGGAACGTCAAATCCGTCAGGATGAGCGTCAGGAAAAACAAATGAAGCGTCAGGCTGAAAGAGGTCAAAAAAGAGCATACCGCAAGGATGAGCGTAAGATCCGTATAGAGACTCCAATGAAGGAGAAGTTTCAGGCAGCTGTTAAAAAGGTAAAAACTAAGTACGAAGATATACGCTCTGAAGCTCAAAAAAGAAGAGTAGCAAGAGGGTATGGCCGCGTAAAAACAGAAAAGGCTAAATGCTCAGGAGATGCTTGTGAAAGCGTTGGACAAGGATAAAATATGAGTTTTGATGTATTTCAAGACGGTATATTTTCAAAGGGCGTAAGTACATCTGATTGGAAGCCAAATCACCCGGAATTTGAATATCCAATTGAATTTGTCAAATGGATTGATTCGATAAACTCAGGTTGGCAAAATAAGATATACTACGAGCCCTTTGATCTATACTGCAAACAAGCTAAACAATGGCTTGAAAACAAGTCGGAGATTACCGACTTTGACAATGAGGAAGATCAGTTCGATTGGTTGCTTACAGAGATAACCAAGTGTAATGAGAACACCCTCTACTTTTGTAACAAATACGGATATATAAAAGAGGATAAGGCTCCGGATGGATCAGGGGCATTGAAATATTCCGCTTGGGAGGCTCAGCAGGTATTGTTATTCCTATACGACTGCGGTTATTCAATGATGATAGGTAAGGCCCGACAGATTGGTTTTACCACAACAATGTGTCTAGCCGGTATGAAGAGCGTAAACCTGAATAAATCAATGTTCATCAAGTTTGTTACGCACTCTAAAGATAAGGGTATTGAAATCTTCCGAGATAAGGTTAAGTGGGCATACACTAAGATACCCGGGCATATCGCTCAGGAGGTAAAAAACTGGACTGATCAGATTATGAACTTCGATAAAAGAGGGGATCGTAAAGGTCGTGAAGAGGGTGGTGGAGCTCGTTTTCAAGTTGATAGCCCTGCTGTTGATGCGATCAATGGTGGATCACCTTCAAAAGTATTCGTGGATGAGATTGGTCTATTTGAGATTTTTGGAGAGATGATGCGTGAAGGCCGTCCTGCGTTATTCAAGTATAATCCGGAGACGAGAAAAATGACAATGCAGCAGCAGTTCATTGCTTGGGGAACGGGCGGTGAAATGGACAAGGGAGGCTCTGTATTTGAATCTGAATTCAAAATGTGCCTGAAGCAATGGCGCGAAAAGAATTACGAGTACGGTGTAATACCAATCTTTATGAACGCATATGCGAGAAGAGGGGTTACGGACGATCACATACAGAAGGAAAGGAAAGCTTACTTGGCGCTAGAAGGAACAAAAAAGGGAGAGCAGGCAAAGGTTCAGTTCCATCAGCATTATCCAATTACTATTGATGATATGTTCATCAGGAAGTCAAAGACATTGGTTCCGGTGCATTTATGCAATAGAAGACTCAACGAAATATATGGAAGAGATGTAGAACTTGAATATGGATACTTTGAGCCAATAATGGATATGAGTCAACCAACTCCTGATCTGATTACTGAATACAAAATCATCGGAGCAAAATGGGTAGAGACCGGGGCCCGGGAAGATGTATCTACAACAGCTCTTATTGTTCATCATCCGCCAAAAGGAGAAGTTTGGAAAAACAGATGGTATCAAGGTACTGACCCCATTAACTCAGAGACAGGTCATTCAATGATGTGTTCGGCTATATGGGATGCTTATACAAATACCGTTTCATCAGTCGTATTTCACAGGGATAGAAAGTTCAAACAAACATACCTTCAAGTTCTTCTTCAAAGTTTATACTACGATCAGCAGAAGAGAGGCGGAGTAAAAGAATTGGTAGAGAACAATATTGGAGATATGCACATTGACTTTCAAGAAGTACACGGGTTCAAAAGCAAGTTTACCGCAAATACACAGCTTCCTGATTATTTCCATACACCTAATGGAAAATGGTTTGGAATATCAAACAAAACGAATACAGCTCCTAGAATAATCGCTAAAACGGAAGAGATGTTGGATGCTTACGGTGATAGGATAGATATTCCTTGGCTTTGGGAACAGTTAAAGACATTTGTTGAAAAGGATCTCAAGTCAGCAAATTCTCACCGTCAGACAAGGTATCAGGCGGCTGATTCGCGATATGATTACGATGATGCTATTTTCGCTATAACATTTGCGTACATAAACGCATTGTCACACGCAAAATACGAACCTGAAAATATAAAATCAACCTCATCAGAGGCAAACATTATAACTAGGTACATACAGAGTAAGGAAACGAATTATAGGATGAAATTAGCAAAGGTTGATAAGAAGACCGGTAAGGTGGTCAAGATTTTGGATTAAAGTCTATCGTTAATTGGGTCACTTGTACTTGATCCTTATTGAATCCTATTTCTTTGTGTTCCCAAATGCAGCCGTCATCACCAAAATCTATTTTATTGTAATGATCTGAGTTTATGAGAAAATATCGTAATTCTGACTTTCCTATTTTTTTGCAGGATATATTCTTATATATCATTGTTTCAGGATCTATCCCTGCATTCTTATTGAACCAATAAAGATAGTATTCTGACTTTTTTCTGTGAAATTCAAATGATGCCGTTATGTAACATTTTAAGACAAAGTGCTGAGTGCCATTTTCAATGACTTGTTTTATCTTGTTTGGCGAGTATTTTGAAGACGTACTCACTAAGCGGCCAAAGAGTTAAAAATTATACCTACTTCCTTCTCTAAATAGTCCATTTTGATTACTTTGTATGACTCATTTGATTCATTTACCCAACAAACATATGAATCTCCTAGCTTAATTCCCGTATTCTTCTCAATAATTTTTCGATAAATACTTGTTTGTAACGAATATGTATTGAATTCGCATTCAATTAAATGCGACAAACCATTCGTCATTCTATTGCTGTATTTGTTGAATTTTGAGATATTCTTATTCGTCTTGTAGTCCCAAACCTCTAGGCATTTTCTTCTAGTATTGTAAAACAGTTTATCAAGAGTTCCGCATATACCTATACTATAATCTCCTATTACAAATTCTACTTTTACCGGAATGAGTATGCCCTTGTTGTCATCGTAAAATTTATCTATCTGACCACACAGCGGTTGAGCCCCCGAGAATATGTCAATGTCATAATTCTTATTGCTGAATTTGTACTCGGCATACTTATGTAATTCAGAACCCTTGAATGTAGCCTCTTTGTTTTTTCTCTCCCAATCGGCTATAACATCTTCAGCCCTAAGACCGTTTTTTGCAGCGTACCGGGTGGCTATTTTTTCTGTATCAAAAGGCTTTTTGAATTTGCTTAATAGCGTAGTCACAGATATACACTTTTTACCGTTGTAGGTATATGTATGATCTGACTCGTTAAAAACGATACCATTAAACGAGTCTAATGCTATGATAATGCTATAATCCATTAAGCCAATTCTACAGCGTCAAATTCTTTCAACAATTCAATTACCGCTTCTTCTGCTTCAGCATCATCTTCTGAGTACGGCCTGAACCTATTTGAAAGGAAAAATTGATATTCGCAGTCTTCCGGAATTTGAATCTCTGCTAATTTATATCCTATAGCCATATGTTGACGAGCCAAATATTTTGCCTCTACAATTGTGTAGAC